ATTTGAATACTCATCTGGTACTGCAACATCAAACATATTTTCAAGTTCAAGTTTAACAAGTGCTGTTTATAAACATTATCTATTTGATATAGTTTTATTTACACACTTAAATATTAAAACTGCACAATCATTTACAACAGGTGAAGTTGTAACAGGTAGTACTTCAAGTGCTACTGGTGTCGTACAAAGTGTTTCAACTGCTACATCTGAAACTATTTCAGGTGCAACAGCAGCTGATCCTGTAGTTATTACAGCAACAGCACATACACTAAAAGAAGGACAACAAGTTACAATTGCAAGTGTCGGTGGTATGACAGAATTAAATAATAACGTTTATACGGTTAGAAATCCAGCAACAAACACATTTGAATTATACGACACAGACGGCACAACTTCAATTGATGGATCAGGATTTACTGCTTACACTTCAGGTGGTACAGCTGCACATGGTGTTGTTGTAGTATCAAATGTACAAGGTGATTTTGTTGCAGGAGAAACTATTACAGGTGGCACATCAAGTAACACAGCAGTTATTCAAGCAGACGCTGTTGGTTTAAAAGGTGTTACTACATTTGATATACCAAAAGTTAAACAAATTGCAATGGCAGGTTCGCCTACATTTACTGCTGATACAGCATTAGACGCTACAAGTGGTGATCACTTTACTTTAACAGGCACATTATCAGTTGCAAATAGTGGTACAGCTGTTACAGGTTTCAATACAAGATTTACTGAAGAATTAGTTGTTGGTGATTCAATATCATTTACAACAGATGGTGGTACTTCTTTAACAAGAATAGTAGAGGCAATTATATCTTCTAGTTCATTAACATTATCAGCTGCTGTAGGTGGTAGTGATGTATCAACAAAAACAATTGCAACAAGAAGAAGGGCAAAAACTCAATCACCTGATAAAAATATTTCTATTTTTAAATTGCCATATGAAAATATTAAAACACTAAAGACTACTGCAAATGGTAATGCTTCAGATACAACTTACACATTTAGAAAACACGAAATCAAAACACTAACTGGTGATGGTGTTGCTACATTCTCTGCTGGTGTAAATGAAACCTTTGCTGACTTAACAGAAAAAGATTTTACGGTATCAATAACAGACACAGGTTCTGGTTCGTCAGGTGCTATAGGAGATGTATTAAGTTTAACAGGTAACAACCACGAAGGTAGTGCAATCTTTTCATTAAATGGTGCTAAAACAACTTTAACTTTAGACTTTGGCGCTAATTACGCTGCACACGATATTAAAGCATTAGTTACATTAAACAAAACGGTAGGTACTTCAAAAACAAAAACTTTAACATCTGGTTCTACTTTACAGGTTTCTACACAAGCAACTATTGAAAGTGGTGTTATAGGTCTTGCAAAAGCAGATATTAAACAAATTAATAATGTTTATATGGCTGCTGACTTTAGTACAGACGCAACTACAAGTGATACAGATATTACAAGTAGATTTGATTTAGACAATGGTCAAAGAGATAACTTCTATGACATTGGTAGAATTAAATTAAAAGATGGTGAAGTCACACCAACAGGTAGATTATTAATTGACTTTGATTTCTATACTCATAGTTCTGGAGACTATTTTGACGTTGATTCATATTCAGCAATTGATTACGAAGATATACCATCTTATACTTCTTCAACAACAGGTGTTAGATATGAATTAAGAGATAGTTTAGATTTTAGACCTAGAGTTGATGACGCTTCAACTATAGACTCTGGTAACCAAGATAGATCATTTGATGGCACAGGTGCTTCAGTTGTACAACCTATTAAATTTAATTCAGACGTAAGATCAGACTTTGAATATTATTTAGGAAGAGTAGATAAAATATTTTTAGATAAAGATGGTAACTTTAAAGTATTAAAAGGTGCAAGCTCATTAGAACCTAGAGTACCTGGTACTTTAGATAATGCAATGCATTTATACACATTGTTTTTACCTGCATACACATTAGATACTGCTGATGTTGGTATAGAACACGTTGATAACAAACGATATACAATGAGAGATATTGGTAGAATAGAAAAGAGAGTAGAAACAGCAGAATACTATACTCAACTTTCATTGTTAGAAACGGCTGCACAGAATTTACAAATACAAGACGCAAATGGTTTTGATAGATTTAAAAATGGTTTTGTAGTAGATAATTTTACAGGTCACAATATTGGTGATGTAGGAAATAAAGATTACAAAGTTTCTATTGACTATGCAAAAGGTGAATTAAGACCTACATTCCATGAAGACGCTGTACAACTTATTGAAAGAGATGATGACGGTACTGCTATTGAGGCTGCTGATAGAACAGCACATAACTATCAAAAGACTGGCGACTTAATTACTTTACCATACACAGAAACAACATTAATAGATCAACCTTATGCAAGTAAGGCTATTAACGTCAATCCTTTTGGCGTATTCACATGGATAGGTGCAATAGAATTAACACCACCAGGTGATGAATGGAAAGAAACAGAAAGAGCACCTGAATTAGTTATTAATAACCCTAATGGTAGTTGGGACAACTTAACTAAAAATACAGGTAACTCTGGTCAATTATCAGAATTTCCTATGAGTACAGTTTGGAACTCATGGCAAGATACATGGACAGGAAGACCTGTTGAAACAGAAAGAAGAAACGTAGGTACATATAGAAAAAGAGGTGGTCATGGTTGGAGAGTAATGGCCAAAGAAGAAATTACTACTGCTCAACAAGTATCACAAACAAGAACAGGTATTAGAGCAGTTGCTGTACCTGAAACAGTAAGAACATCTATCGGTGATAGAGTTGTTTCAGTTGCATTTGTTCCTTTTATTAGAAGTAGAACATTAACATTTACTGCAACAAGACTAAAACCTAATACAAGAGTTTATCCTTTCTTTGATAATATTTCAGTTGCTTCATATGTAACACCAGATGGTGGTTCATTAGGTGGCAATTTAGTAACAGACTCTAATGGTTCTGTAACAGGTACATTTGCAATACCTGATCCTAAAGTGGATGCTAATCCTAGATGGAGAACAGGTCAAAGATTATTCAGATTAACAAGTTCATCTACAAATAGTTTAACAAACGCAAACGTAGAAACAGCTGCAAACGTTGAGTATGTTGCAAGAGGTTTATTAGAAACGGTTAGAGAAACTATCTTATCAAGTAGAGAAGCAAGAGTAGAGATGAGATCGGTTACTGAAAATCAAACTATTACAAGAACATCTACAAGAACGGAAGAAAGACAAGTTGGTTACCATGACCCACTTGCTCAAACTTTCTTAATTGATGATGAAGGTGGTGTATTCTTAACATCTATTGATTTATTCTTTAGTACAAAAGACTCTGCAATACCAGTTACGGTACAAATTAGAGATGTTGTAAATGGTTACCCAGGTCAAAAAATATTACCATTCTCGGAAGTAACTTTAAATCCTAGTTCAGTTAATACAAGTACAGATGGTACAACTGCAACTAAATTTACATTCCCTAGTCCTGTTTATATACAAAATAACGTAGAACATTGTTTTGTTGTTATGGCAAACTCACAAGATTACAATGCTTATGTAGCAAGAATAGGTGAAACATCATTAGACTCAAATAGAACAATATCTGCTCAACCATATGCTGGTGTATTATTTAAATCTCAAAACGGTATGACATGGTCTGCTGAACAAAACGAAGATATGAAATTTAAATTAAGAAGAGCAGAATTTAGTAATGTTACAGGTACGGTTACATTAACTAACGATACATTAGGTACAAGAACACTTAAAACTAATCCTTTAAGAACAAGAAATGGCTCTAAATTAATTAGAGTATTCCACCCTAATCACGGTATGAATGGTACAAGTAATACGGTAACTATTGCTGGTGTAGCAACAGGAACATATAATGGTCTTGCACACGATAAAATTAATGGAACATATACAAGTATTTCAAATGTAACGTTAGATAGTTATGACGTTACATCTACAAGTTCAACAAATGCTACTGCTACAGGTGATGTTGGTGGTACTGCTGTAACGGCAACACAAAACAGAGCATTTGACGTATTAAATTTAGGTGGTATTCAAACTATGTCAGTACCTAATACAAACATAGATTTCTATGTAAGAACAACATCAGGTAAATCAATACACGGATCAGAAACAGCATTTACAACAACTACACTTGCAAACAAACTTGCTGTTGTTGATAATGACAACTTGTTCTTTACAGCACCTCAATTAGTTGCAAGTGAAATTAATGAGTCAGGTGATACTGCATTAGGTGTGGCTGCAAAAGGTACAGGTAAATCTTTATATACAATTTTAGAATTATCAACTACTAATACAAAACAATCACCTGTATTAGATACTCAAAGAATGAGTGCATTTACAATTTCTAACAGATTAAATAGTCCTACATCTAGTAACACACCTAGTTTTGTTGCTGATACAGCAAGTACAGGATCAAGTTCGGCTGCTGTGTATTGTACTAAAGCAGTTCAATTAGAAAATAACTCAAAAGCATTAGACATAAGATTAACAGCAAACATTAGATCAACATCTGAAGTAGAGATGTATTTTAGAACATCAGGACCAGATGATGATAGACAGATAGAAGATTTAAATTGGACACCTTTCAATTCAGATGGTAGTTCGGATGTATCAATCGTACCTGCCGAAGACGATACTACATTTAAAGAATATAAATTTACGGCAAGTGATATTAATGACTTTACATCATTTCAATTAAAAATAGTTATGAAAGGAACCAATTCTGCATATCCACCTGTAATTAGAGATATGAGAGGAATTGCGTTGGCAATCTAATGGCTAGAATTAGAGTAGAAAACCATACAAATTTAGTAAGGGACACAAACTCTAACGCAATTGTAAATGTTAGTAAGTCTGAATATCAACTTTACATGAAAAGAGTAAGGTCTCGTAATTCTCAAAGTGATGAATTAAGAGGTGCAATAAGAGAGATAAATACTTTAAAACAAGACTTTTTTGAAATTAAAAAGTTATTAAAAGAGGTACTTAAAAAATAATGGCTGCAAGACAAATAACAGCAACGCAAACTTTAGAAGATTTTAGAACCGAGTTTAATGCTTTATCAGCTGATGACTTTGGTGATATTGCTACACTTGATTCTAATATTACAGCAACGTCTGTAATAGGCGCTGTAAATGAATTATATGCTTCTATCGCAGGTAGTTTGTCAATTACCATGTCGGATGGTTCTAATACACAGGCTGTTGCTAATGGTCAAACTATGACATTTGCAGGTACAGCTAATCAATTAACACCTACAGTATCAGCAACAGATACAGTTACATATGCATTAACAGATAATGTAACTATTGCTGGCAACTTTACTGCTAGTGGTACAGGTACACATACTTTAGGTCAGATTTCATTTGCAAGTAGCACAATTGCAAGTTCAGGTAGTACCGTAACGGTTGATGATGATCTATCACTTTCTGCTGGTAAAACATTAACAGCAGATAATATATCAAGTTCAGAAACATTTGTTGACTTTGGCGCTAAAGATTTAGTAACTAGTGGTTTCTTTTACACATCAGCTGCGCCAACTGAATCTGGTATCGTTTTTGAGGGGTCAACACAAGACGCATTTGAAACTTTAATAAGAGCTGTAGAACCAACAGCAGACCACATAATAACGGTACCTAATGAAACAGGTACAATAGTCACTACAGGTAGTAATGCTGTTGTTACAGGTACAATGATCGGCACAGATACAGTAGCAGAGGCAAATATGGCCGATGACGCTATTGGGCAAGATCAGTTAAAAAGTGTAGTAACCTTGCAGATTTTAAACTCTAGTGGAACAGTAGTTAAAACTATGTATGGTGCAGGTGCATAAATAATATAAATAACAGAAAGGGTACTTACTATAAGTGAGTTACCAAGATAAAAAAATATGGAGAAATTATGGCAGTAGTAAAACCTTTATACGTAGATTCAGGCAATCTACGAGAGATGGACACCACTATGGTCGGACAGATTGTAGACCAGGCAGTCTATCAATATTCATTGAGTCCTAGTGTTGCATTATCTGTAGTCAGTTCGGGTGGATCACTTTCGGCAATTACAGATACAAGAAAACAAGCAGGTGCTCAATCAACAAGTTCAACTTCATTCCCAAGTGAAGGAACAACACAGGAACCAAGTACGGTAACCGTTACTTACGATAGAGTAACTGAAACTAGAACAGCAGGATCACCAACATCTGATACAGGTAAAACATGGCCTGTATATTATAATGCAAGTGGTCAAATACAAGCAATGAGTTTAGCGGATGTAAAAGATACATTTTTACACCCAGCGATTGATCTATTGGCTTCTGGTTCAACAGGAACACAACAAGGTGGTACTTATCACGTTTCAACAACTACATCTGTTTCTGGATCATCATTAGTATCATCAACTGCTATCTTTACAGATACAAGAGCAAATACAGGTGCTTATTCAGCAGGTTCAATTCCTGAAACACAAGACCAACCTACAACTATTACAAACTACTATCTACACAAAATTACTGGTTCTCAAATTACATATACTGAACCATATTTTTTAGATGCGTCTAATAACATTAAAGAATTTACAACTGCTGCATTTGATTCACTATTACAAGAATGGATGCAATATACAGCAGTATCATCTGCTGATGGTTATTCTTTAAGTTACAACATCGGTTCCTCTGGCTCTGGTAATACTAGAGGTTCTGGTATGGCAGATACTATTTTAAATGGTTCTGGTAACTATCAAACTAGATTTGTAAATAATGATGACTATAGAGCACAGGAATTTCCAAATGGATCAGCTGTAACTGCAGCTACATACTACTTACGAATAAACAAATCATAATAGATAGTTATTTCTATTATAAATTATATTATGGATATATTATTAACAGGTAGTGAAGGCTTTATAGGTCAGCACTTAAATAAATTCTTAAACGAACAAGGTCACAAAGTAATTTGCATAGACAAAGAGTCTGGCAATGATTTACTTTCCTGCGACTTAAAATATTCTGTTGATTTAGTTATACATCTTGCTGGTTTATCTGGCGTTAGAGATAGTTTAGGTAGACCAACAGAATATTGGGAACAAAATGTAATCGCAGGTCAAAGACTGTTTCAATATTTCAAAGACACAAGAATCTTATACGCAAGTTCATCAACAGCACACGAGCCATGGAAAAATCCATATGCCATGAGTAAGTATAGCCTTGAACAGATTGCACCACCTAATAGTGTAGGTATGAGATTTACAACTGTATATGGTCCCAATGCTAGAGAGAGTATGTTAATACCAAGGATATTACGAAATGATGTTCCTTACATTAACACAAATCATAGTAGAGATTTTATACACGTTGATGATTTAGTGAGAGCGATAGATAGTTTGATACATTCAAACGTTAAGGGTATTACAGATATAGGTTCTGGTATTACAAACAATCTTATAGAGTTAATAGAATACTTTGGCATAGATTGTGAAAGGGTTGTGGGAGAACACACCGAAAGACTAGATAACCTTGCTGATAATACCCTACTAAATAATATTGGTTGGACACCACAAGTTAATTTATATGAATACATAAAGGAGAACCGAAATGATAACTGAAGAATATCTAAAAGATAATTTTGTCAATGCATATTTCATTGACCAAGAAAGAAAAAACATTGAAGTATTAACAACTACTGAAGATAAGAGTAAAATATTCTCTACAATCATACCTTACGAAGAAGGTCATCATCAATGGGTAGCACTTCAAACTAAAATGAATATTGATCAATTGCATGAGGCAACTTATCAAAGAAACAAACTTGAACAAGAACAATTTGAAAAATCTGTATTAAGAATTGCTGAAAAAGAAGGTCTTATATTTGAGTTTGAAAACAAAAAACTAGATACTAAATTTTACCCTAAAATCTTAACTGCATTATTTGAAGACAATGATAATGTTGATCAAATTTTTGCATTAAAATTAGCATGTTTTGAAACTAAAGAGATTAGTGAGTCATCTAATAACGAAGCCAAAAAGAAGTTAAGACAGGCAAAAACTAAACTAGATGTTCTAAAAACTGCTATTGAAATTATAGAAGGTTAGTGAAAACTTTAATTTTACTGATTGACTTTACAGGCCATCAGGCCTTAACAACAGACCCATATAATGATAATATTAGATATTCAGCATTAACTGAATTAATATCGTCAGGTATTGATAAAACAAAATGTGCATTTTTTTCAACAACCATACCTTCATATGATAAAAGGTTATGGGAACTTAAAAGAATAGCAATAGCAAAAGGTTTTCAATTTGTGATACCTACCGATGAAGAGGCTGATCAGGAAGATGAAGCATATAACATAGATTATATAAAATCAAAATTTAAAAATTTTATTAATATTGATCATACAGATACACAAATAATTGTAACAGGTACTAATACTTCTGGTTGCGTATTTAATAAAAAAGGTATAGGCGCTTATCACTGGTATAAAAATAAGTATAAAACTAAAATATATTTACCTATGTGTGCCGAGTATGAGAAGAAAGGTATTAATGATTTTGAAAGAAACATGTTAGGAATAACTTCACTTTATAAACAAATTTACAAAGAAAGATTTTTTAACATAAAAATTTGTGAAAATATAGATGATTTAGGTTTACCTTTATCTATCTAAAAAGTATTCAGAATACCAACCAGTCCAACCCTTTTCTTGTAGATGGTGCATTTGACCTAAAGTGCATACACTAAATTGTGGTGGTTTTTGATACATGTAATCTTTAATTGAAGGACAGACTTTATCATAAGTCTTATAGTCTATAAATTTCCAATACCATTCATCACTACCTTTTGTATAGTTAGTAACGTAAAAGTGATCTTCTTTTTTAAACTTATCCCATATGTAAGATACATCACCAGTCCATGATACTATAGACGAGTTCAAAGGTGTATGAGCACGTTCTCTCCACCATGTATCATCTAATAGTGTAAAATCTTTTCTTATAAGATCAGGTAACTTATCATAGATAACTAAATCTAAATCAAAGTATAGATTTTCGCCATCTCTAAATCTATCATACATTTGAAACTTGTTAAACCAATTGCCATATAGATCGTCTTCTATAACTTCAAAACTATCATACTTTAGACCAGAGTATTCGTCTATCATATGTTTTAAGTTATCAACATGCCATTGATTAAACTTATCACCAAATCTACAACAAATTATTCTCAAATGCCCATTCCTTTTCATTACACCAAAAACATCTACCACAAGGGTCTGGATAGTTTGTGTTATCACTTTCAGGTCCCCATGCACACGATTTAGTCATAGGGTATAATTCTTTCATAAGACCATGTTCTTTATAAACACCTGCAACAAATTTTTTATCAACATGTAAATAAGGCATGTAAGTGCCATGATTTAAAATCTTTTCATCTGATCTACCAGGGTCTCTTTTTCTTTCTGCAACATCATAAAATCCTCTCTCTTTCATAACATCAACAGGTGGGTTCATAGACATAGCCATTGCAACAATTGTATTATGTTTTTCATGCATTGTCCATCTTGCGTGTCTATTTTGTAGTGCTTTTGATCCACCTCTAACGTTTCGCCATTTAGGAACACCATTTATTTTACCTTGTGGTGAGTCTAATTCTTCTTGTGCTTTTTTCAACCATACAGGATCACTTGTATTAACATCAAAGATAGTTAAGTCTTTTACTTGTGATGAATAATTTTGTAAAAACTTATGAACATTTAAAGCACATTCTGTATCTAAAGGACCATCTACATCTCTGGAATGAAATGGGTATATTTCTATATCAGGAAAGTGTGTTGCAATTAAATAAGTTAATGAAGAAGAGTCTAATCCACCTGATAGACTAACGACTACTTTCTTTGGTGTTTCAGGAAATAACTCTTTAGAAAAAAGATCAATAGTTTGATTACCGTATGTTAGTTTCATCTTTTGCCTTTCTATAATAACTTTCAAGTTCAGGATATAATTCAAATAACTTATAATTATTATGATTACGATCTAGTGCTTGACAATATTCAATTGTTTTTATAAATTCTTCTTTGTCTTGTTTTTCTTCTAATGATTTTACAATATTAGGATAGTCTTTGTATTTTGGTATTAGTCTTTGTTTAATCTCATATGGTAAATTTTTAACTTGTAATATTTGAGGAAATTGTATAATATAATAAGTATGATCTATACCTAACTCTTTTAAAAATTCTTGTAGTTTCCATATATGCAAAACACTTAAAAAAGATACTACACTATGAACATTAACTCTACAATCTTTTCTTGCTTTCATAACTTTCATGTTATTAATTAGTTGTGGCCAATCAGATTTCTTTCTTATATAATCATTGTACTTACCATAACTATCAATAGATATTTTCATAATAAATTCTTTAAATTTACCTAAATAATTTCTAAAGTCGTAACCTTCCATTTTAAATACTGATAGATTTGTTTTGTATATTAAACCAATACCATCTGCGTAACCAGTTTGTACTAACTTGTCTAATAGTTTATAATGATTTTTCATAACTAATGGTTCGCCACCGATTAGTTTTATTGATTTAGTATATTTTGCTACTGAAGCAACATCATCTAAATATTCTTCTTCATCATGCTTCATAGTATTCATTCTTTCACCATCTTTAGGGTCTAAATCGGGATCAAAAACTTTGCCTGTATTTTTAAGCACTTTGTTTAAAGACAAAGTTCTTGTGTTGGCACTTCTAGGATGACACATGTAACAATCTAAATTACAAGCATTACCAAACATCTTCATCTTTATATCTAATATTCTTTCATCTAAATCAATCTTGCCTTCTTTTTGAAACTTTAATACTGCTCTTAATAATTGTGGTACTTTGTTATCAAATGTTCCTGCTAATACTTGTTCAACATATTTTTGTCTATCTGAACGACCATATAACTTTTCATGTTTTCTACAACCTGTACAATGATGATCAAAAAATTTACCATCGTAATCTTCTTTGAGCATTTCTTCTCTTAATCTATTTTGATAATCTGAAGTATACCATTCTCGTATAGTTGTATCTTCCATATTATGGCCTGTAGGTGCCAATGCGTCATAACAAGGTGCATATCTACCACTTAAACTAGAGAAGATATGAGTCCAAGGCAGAGGACACCACCATATCTTTTTCTCTTTTAGTTTATTTTTAAATTCTTCTTCAGTCATTATAAAATTCTTTTAGTTCTGGAAACACATCAAACAAATGTGATTCCCATTTTGTTCCTTCGTATGCTTTATCCTGTTGTAACATATAGTTTAACGTATCCTGAAAATCATTGTTTTCATCTTCAGGCATTTCTAATGCAGCTTGTATGTCAGGCCATCCTTTATATTTAGGTATTAGTTCATCTTTTAATTTTTTAGGTAAATTATTTACTCTTAATGAATTAGGTCTTTCAATCATTAACCAACCTGCACTTCTTATACCTGGATTATTCTTACAATACTCAATAACTTCATAAAAACGTAAAACACTAAAACAGGTAATGACAGAATTGACATCAACGTGTGCTTTATCTTTATACTTGTCTGAATTAAGCAAATCTATATTTGCTTCTATCTCTGGCCATTCTGATCTTCTTCTTAAATATTCGGCATACTGATTAATACCATCAATAGAGGCAGTAAATGAAGTTTGTTTGAATTTAGGTACAAAGTCAATAAATCTATGATTACCTTCGCCTAGTTTTGTAAGATTAGTTTGAAACTTAATTGTTATATGAGGTGCGTGTCCTGTTTTTACTATTTCTTCTAAAAACTCAAAATATTTTTTCATTATTAGTGGTTCACCACCTATTATTTTTATACTATTAAGATATGGAGCAAGTTCTTTTATTTGTCTTATAACATCTTTCTTATCTTGTTTGTTTAGATTATCTTCAACAAGTTTAATTTTACGCTGTGTGTTTTTCATTGTGCCAAACATCTTTTCACTATAAACATTATGTTTATTCATCATATCAATACGCATAGATGAGCTATCATGGTTACACATATGACAATCTAAATTACATTGAATACCAAAAGACTTTAATTGTATTTGCATAATTCTTTCATCAAAAGTCCATACACCTGTCTTTTCATACATTCTAACATTTCTTTCTATGGCATCCCAACGTGATTTAGTACTTGATTCTTTCCACATATGGTGTGTTCTTCTGGACTTACCATAACGAGCTTCATCTGCAACACATCTTTTACAATGTTCATTAATAGCTTTTGTTCCATGTTTTTTAGGGTCTAACATTTCTTTTCTTAAATCATTCAGATATTTACTATCTTCCATCCATGATTTTATAGATGTATTGTTTATATTATAATCTTTACTTTCAGTTGCAAGACAACACGCTTTAAATCTACCATTTAGTTCTATAAACATTTCTGAAAATGGAAAGTGACAAAACCAACTTCTCTTATCTTTTGCTCTATTCATTATAGAATTAGGATCTAGTTTTCTTTCTTCACCTTCTTTAGATAATGTTGAAAACCAATCTGAAGTATCTACATAGCCTGGCCTGCTGTTAGTTACAGCAGTCATTTTTTTATCTTTAAATATCTTTTCCATTTCTTGGTCCTAAATAGTGAATTATTTTTATATTTTCGTGTGGGTCACCTAGTATCATATAATCTGTATTAAACTTCTTAGCATACATTTTATTTAGTTCTATGTTTTGTCTGTCTTCATTTGTGTATTTTACAACCCATTCACCAGGTAAATATTTGATATTTGCTTTATGTTCATCTAGTTTCCAAAAGACATAGTTTTGTTCGCCATAGTATTTGTAATGAACATCACCTTTGTTATAGTAGTGTAGTTGCCAGTATTCAGGATTTAATGAGAAGTCGTCCCATATGTAATTGAAACTACCTGACTTAAACTTATAAAAACCACCATTGATAGGTAATATAACTCTATCAGCAAATTTATTTGTTTTAATATTCCACCAACTATCATATGTAAGTAACTCTCCTTCTTCTACAGGATAGTTTAGTATCTCATCAACGTTACCTACAATCTGTTGATCAATATCCATTATTATAATATCATCGCCAGGATTTTGATATGCAAATTGAGGACTAAAGTATTTTAATTTATGCCAGTGTTTCTTAATATTACTATGATGATTATAAGGTAATACTACATCTGCCTCAACGTCTGTATCACTTAAACAAATAAACTCAAAAGGCACGGTACTATTTTCTTTTAGTGATCTATACAATTTTGATACATGTTCAGGTTTATATAAACCTTCAAAATATACCGTGCATATTTTAAGCATTGTTATACGCTCTCCAAACAACTTCAAATTTTTTATTGATGGCATGACATAGTACAACTGATTTAGGTACAAAACCTTGATCAGAAAAGAAGTAATGCCATTTCTGATTTAACCATTGTATTGGTACATCATTTTCTGCTATCTTAACTGCAAACAATGTTTCATTATCCCAACCAAAAAAGTCTGTAATCTTTTTAGGATACATCTCATGGCCTTTAGTTAGTCTGCTCATTTCTGCCATATCAGAATCAAAGTTATCAAAGTATTTTAGTTTTTGTATATACTCTTTACTTGCACCAACAATACCTGTATTGACAACATGATGTTTAGGATTTAA